TCATGATGCAAATTGTTTATCGGGTTCAACACATTCATTCATGCTGTCCGGCATCTCCTTTGGACAGTTTTTTTCGGTTTCTTCTACTTGGTTCCGGCAGAGCCATTCGTCCAATTCCTGCTTGTTAAAATACAACAGTTTACCGGACGGTCTGTAGTGGGGGATATGCCCGTTCTTGGCAAGTTTGTACAACTGGCTTCTCGACAGCCCCATATACAGGCAGGCTTCTTTGAAATTGAGTGTTTTCTTGATGCAAAACAGCATATTTTCAATCTTCTCCGTTTGTTTCTGGAGCATACTAAGCTTCAGGAAACATGATGAACAGGACACCGCTACACAGTTTCTTTCTTCTTGTTGGTTCATTTTGTATTCTTTTTTGAGTTAGACATGGGGGAGTGATACCCCGAAACTTTATCGCTTCGGGGCAAAGGTAGATATGTGTTTTTCAATGCTTGTAAAAAGGAGAGTAACAGTTCGGAAGTGTTATCCGAACTGTTATCCTTTTCTGTGTCACTTGTTATCCGTTGTGTTTCTTTCTGTCATTTCTCTGACAGCTTGTACGCATTGGCTGATTACCTCCTGCATACTGTTTGGATTGCTCTTGGCAAGACTAAGTGCACTGGAATACTGGCCGTGTTTGAGCGGACGGCCGTCTTTGGAACCCAATATGGAACCGGCCTGTTCCAACAGATGTTCCCAACGTCCGAGAATGAGACGGTGGTGACATAACCGGTCGAAAAAGAAAGCTACCAACCGGTTATTGGCAGACTTCAACGGCTGATGCAACGTGCCTTCCAAAAGAGAACGCAGTATGCCTGCATTCACAGGGGTAGTGAAAAGTTGAGCCTCATTAGCACAATGCGCAATGAGGCTCAGTTGATTGTCATTCAAAAAGCTACCCAAAGACAAGGCAGGAAGGTTCGTTTCAGGGCGTGGCTTATCCGGTTCTTCTTTCAGACCGGAGGATGCTTTCGTTGTGTTGAACAGACGAAGCAACTCATCCATGCGGTTAGGAGCAAAAAGTATATTGGAGAAGAATAGCTCCACAAGGTCTTTACGTTTTGTCAGTATTCCTCTGAGAATACCGATGTTTTTCCGATGTCGGTTTTTCCCGGCGGCATCCCGGTGGTCACTATAATAATGACCGTTCAGAAAATCCTCCACATACAGTTCATACAATTTACTCTCACCGATAACTTCCTTCCGATAAGTAAAAGAGGCTTCTTTCAGCAAGGCAAAAAGTTCATCACGTTCATTTCCGACACTCTTGTGCGGCTTGTTTGCCAATCTCTTGTTTTAAAAAAAGGCAATCATTTCTACGGTTACGCTTCATAAATCTATTGTTTTAAGTTATTGGATAAATGCGTCATCCAAAAGGGAGATGGCATGGTCTTTCTTAGAATTGATGATTTGTGCGTACCTCTGAGTGTGTCTGATATTGGCATGACCCAATAATTGACTTGTCGTATAGATGTCAACCCCTGCGGTCAAGGCCAGCGTTGCGAACGTATGCCTCGCCACGTGGAATGAAAATTTCTTTTCTATTCCGGCATCTGTGGCCCAATCGCGAAGTATGCTTTTATACCAAATACTCAACTTGGGAAATACACGGTCTTCAGAAGAAGCATCCCCTTGTTCCGGCATCCATTTCCGTGCATTCATGTTCAATGGCAAATACAACAATGCGCCGGTTTTATACTGCCGTATTTCTACCTGCCACCTGTTCCCGTTTTTACTAATGTGTTTCCAACACAAGTTTTTGATGTCCATAATGCGCAAACCGCAAAAACAGGAAAACAAAAATGCAGCCTTCATATCATCCCGACGGCAAGGAGTTGCAATAAGACGTTTTACTTCCTCTACTGTAAGATATTCACGTTTGGCTTCCGAACCTGAAAGCATATCCCGTTTGATTTTCTTGAATGGGCTTGACTGGAGCAGGTTCTCCTTAACTGCATAATTCAGTGCAGCCCGTATATAAGAGAGGTAGAGGAAAACCGTATTTTTGGCCAGTTGGTTATGGTCACGTGTGAGTGCAGGTCTATCTAGTAAATGGCTGAGAAATCTCATAATATAATCCCTATCTATTTCTGCAAGGGTAACACTGTTATCGTACTTCTCCAATTCATTAGTTACCCGATCTACCCAAATAAGTGCAGATGCCGAAGCCCGTTTTTCCACATCTTGCCGATAAACTCTCATCCAGTCCGTGAAAAGCATATTCGCTTTATACGAACGGTCTGTGATACCTGCTATCTTGTTGGTCAGGTCCAAAATTTTTTCGGTCTTAATGGCATTGGCTATTGCGAGTGTGTTGGCATTTTGGATTTGCGCCGACACATCCGTTTCTGGTACAAGATAGAGTTTCAATGACTGGTAAGTTCTCCGGCCATTGTAGTAAATATCCAAATAGATGGACTTCCTGCCATCTTTGAGTTCATTAAAACGTAAACGGACAGGTTCCTTTACTTTAACTTGCTTTTTCGTACGTGCCATATACCTTTGTTGTACTATTATTCATGAAAAGATTAATTGCATTTTGTTATCTTGATTAATGTTACTATACAATAATGGATAACATAGCTTTCTGAGGAACAGACATAAAGAGGCTGTTTCTACAAAATGCAAATATACACAGTATTTTTAATTAAACAATACATACTGTATAATTTAAAAATAGAAATAAGATTGTCATGGTCAAACAGAATTGAATTACGAAAAATTTCTTTCTGCTATGACTGATACACAGATAATTGCGACATGCAAAATTTGCAATATATTTCTGTTTGACTATAAATATTAGAATAGAGAATCTATTAGTAATACAGCGGCTTCTTTTTTAGCATCTATGATTTTCGCATAAACTTGTGTTGTTTCCACATCGGCATGACCAAGTAACTGACTAGTTGTGTATAAATCTGCCCCCATGGTAAGCTCCATTGTTGCAAAAGTATGCCGACTCATGTGATAGGTCAGTTTTTTATTGATTCCTGCATTTTGGGCCCACTTCTTCAACTGTAAATCAATGGTAGAAGTGCAAGGCAGAGAAAATACATAATCTTCAGCACTTCTCTTAGTGTGAGGCAGATAGGCTTGCGCTTGCTTGTTGAGTGGCAAGTACAGCATCCGACCAGTTTTCTTTTGTCGCAACTCCATGTGAATATTCCCGTTATCTTCAATGATTTTTTTCCATTGCAAGGCACGGACATCACTTAACCGTAATCCACAGAAACAGGAAAACAAAAATGCAATTTTCACATCTGCTCTTGGTGCATCCGCTTCTATGAGCTTGCGGACTTCATCAATAGTCAGATACTCGCGTGGAGTTTCTTCACCGCAAATGGCTTTCCTGTCAATAGCCAATCCGGGATTTACAGACAACACATCATCATCAACTGCCATATTCAAGGCTGTAATGATAACCCCAAGATAATTGGATATGGTTTTTTTGGCAAAAGGAACTTTGGTACGCCTTGCTTTTTGCCCTTTCATAAATTCAACAAAGCCATCCAAGAAATCCTTATCCACATCGCACAAACGAGCTTTGGCATTGTATTTCCGCAATTGTTTTAAGGCTGAATGCACATGGTTTTCTGATGATGTCTTTCCTTGTTGAATACTTCTGTTCTTATACTCGTTTACCCAATCAACCAGTAAAACCTTTGCCTTTTCTGAAATGGTTACGGGTGTTCTATTGTTCGATATTTCAAGAATACGTTGTGCCCTTATTGCATCAGCAGCTTTCATTGTATGCTTGTTTTGCTTTCTTGCTTCCGAGGAATTCTCTGGGATAAGGTACAATTTCAGAAACTCATACCGCCTCTTCTTCTCGTAGTAAATATCGAGATAGATAGACTTGTTTCCATTTTCCAGTTCCTTGAACCGGATGCGTACAGGGGTTGATTCTATTTTCTTGGTACGAGCCATATACTTGAATTGCTTATTTTCTTCTACAAAGATAGTGATTTTAATCGAAAACAGGTGCTTTTTTGCACAACAAAATAGTAACATAAAAACTGTAAATAACACTATCGATGGCTAAAATCAACAATAAATGCAATTCTACATTCTTTTTATAAAAACCTGATATACATTGATATATTGTGCAATAATTGCATTTTTCTTGTGTTTTGTTTTTATATTCTATATATCCCGGCATACTTGGGCTACAACGGCTTATTATTGCGAAATTCATCCGGGCATTATCTCCGAAGCTATGGGACATTCGTCCATTACGGTAACAGAGACATACCTCAAGCCTTTCCGAAGCAAGAAAATTGATGAAGCAAATAAACAGGTTCTTGATTTTGTAAGGCGCTCTGTGGTAGGGGCAAATGCTTAGAAAAGAGACTGTTACTCCGTAGGTAACGGAGATGAATATCGGTGCAAATATGAGCATATTTCTTAAAACAACCAAACGAAATCAAACATTTTTTCCAATAAACTACTCAAAAGCGGAACTAGGACAGATAAAACACGTGGATTCTTTGTATTAGGGCTTTGTTAACTTCTAAATATTGCAAAAGGTTTCCCTCCCCTCTGCCGCTTGTCAGAAGCAGGGGTAAAGAACTTTCATCACTTATCGTATCATTTTTCAGTATTGACTACTCCAGAAGAGTAGGAACAAAGGTTTCTCCGTTACCTACGGAGTAACGGGTTGTCTATTATTGAAACTTAGTGTTTAATAATATATTATTAATGTAATTTTTAAGTAGTTATGAAAAGAAAATTTGTAAAAGTGATGTTCTTCGGGGCGTTGGCACTTTCTACTGTCACCTATGTAGGTTGTAAAGACTACGATGATGATGTGAAAGGTCTGCAAGAGCAGATTGACAACATTAACCAGAAGGGGGCTGATGTGACAACAGAAGCAATGAATGCTGCTATTAGTAGTGCAATAGCTAAAGTGCAGGCCGATCTGGATAAGATTGCAAGCAAGGCAGACAAGTCAGCGTTAGATGCATTGCAGGCAGTTGTTACAAAATTGCAAGAAGCTGTAAATGGAAAAGCTGATGCTAGCACACTGGAGTCGTTGAAAGCGGAGTTGAATGAAGCTATTGCAACGGTAGATTCATCCATTCAGCCTAAGATTGATGCAGCCAAAACACAGTTGGAAGGTCAAATTGCGGGACTGGAAACTAAATTGGAAGAAGCTGACGAGGCGATAAAAGGCAGTATTGCAACTCAAATCGCTGATTTGAAAACAGAGCTTCAGGACTTAATGGATGCAAATGCCGCAGAATATGCGAAGTTGTATGCTACTAAAGTTGATTTGAATGCTCTAAGTGATAGAGTTGAAACTCTTGAAAAGATAAAGCATCTTACCACTGACGATGTGTTGTCTTTTATACAGACAGATGCGGATGTGAAGAAGTATATCGATGATGAGTTTGTAGCTTTATTGCAACAAAATCTGGACAAGCCGGAAAGCGCCCTTCGGGCATATCTTGAAGGTGTATTTACCACTGATATTATGACTCAGGTTGAGGCTAAGTGTGGTGAAATTGCTGATACCAAAATGGAGGCTCTCCGTCAGGAATGGATAACATATAAAACTGAGCAAGGTGAAGATTATAAGGCTATTGTAAAACGTCTTGCTACTTTGGAAGGATATAACTTGTCTACAATGGAGGAACTTTATAATTCCTTGACAGATCCGAAGAATAATACGATTGACAAAGCTAATACATGTTTTGAAGCATTAGGCGATATTACAGATCTGGCGACAGAGTTTGGTAAGTATACCACTACTACAGAATTAGAGAAAAACTATGTGCAGATTGCGGATTTGAATACGAAGATTGGTGAGTATATAGGTAACAGCATTTCTGACCTTGATTCTAAAGTTGAAACTTTGGAAACAAAATTGAATGCTCTTCAATCCGGATTGACCTCTATGCTTAAGAGTCTTGTTTTTGCACCGCAGAAATATGATGCTAGTGGCGAATTGGTTAGAAGTGTATCGTTTGCATCGATCTATACTTCTACTGCTCAAACTGCGGAAGGACCTGTAGTAATTTCTGCTCCGACCAGTGTGAAAGTAAACTTCCGTGTGTCTCCGGCATCTGCCGTAGCTGATTTGATTGGCGAACATCCTAAGTATACAATAACTACGGACAAACACGTCATTACTAGTCGTGCTGCAACCAATGACGGTATCCTGACTGTGGCTAGTGTAGAACAAGCTAAAGATGAAGAAGGTGCAAATATCGAAGGTATGATTACTGTGACTCTGAATGCTGCAACGGCAGTGAAGAGCTATGCTCTTTCTCTTTCTGTAGTAGGAAATAATGAGGAGGGTAAGGATGTTACCAACTTTACTGAAATCAATTCGGATTATTTTGCAGTTATTGTATCAAAGAAGTATATTAATGCTGTTGATTATGCTGCAAAAACATACGGAAGTCCGGAGCTTTTGGTAGATAAAGCCGGTAGCGCTATCAATTTCTATGACGCCGAGAAGAATTCAGAATATATCAAGGTGAAATTGTCTGATAATGAGAACGGAAGTTCTCCTGCTGCCGAGGCTGTTACATTAGCTTCTCTTGGTTTGTCTCCCGATCTCTTTGAGGTGACATTTGAAAAGACTGAATCACCTGTGGATGCGGATTACTTTGTTCTGAATCCTACTACTTATGCTCTTACAGTTAATCAAAGCAAATTACCTGCTTCTAGCAGATATAATAAGACTTGTACAGTTACACCGAAGATAAAAGTAACTACAACTGCAACTAACGAAGGCCAGCCTGTTAAGGCTGATTATACAGGAACTGCTGTTACTGCGAAGATTGTTGCAGAAGGTGTTAATTTGGAATATGCTGTGGCTGATGAGCTGTATTGGAGTAATGCTTCAGCAGCACAAACAGTTACCCTTACATCTGAACAGATTGCTGATATTGTTAAAGAGATCAACAAAGTTACTGGAGAGACTTATGATAACTTAACTGCTGCTCTAGCTGGTGTTGTTGCTTCGGACGGTAATGTATCAACTTCTGACGGAGATGTATCTATTGCTGCATCTGGTAACGATGTGACAGTAACTATTCCTCAGGGAACGGTAGGTGATGCGGCTAAAGATTATACATTTAAACCTGCATTGACATTAACTTATGCTAATTCTGCAATAGTAAATATCACCGTTGATGTGAAAGTTTTGGCTCCGGTTGTTACAGATTTGAAACTGGGTGCTAATACAATAAACTGGGATGGTAAATCTGTTGTAGATTTGATGCCGTCTGCTAATGCTCAGGAAATGACTGCTTTGACAGTAAGCAGAAAATTGTCTGAAGTACTTTTGGCTACAGATATCGCAGCTCTCAAAAAGGCAGTGGTAACAGATAAGACAGTACAGTTGAAGATTACTAAGGGTGGTGATGAAGGCGAAGCTAATTTGTACCCTAGTACTATTAACTTCGACGACTTTAATGTGAAAGCTGCTGCAACTGATAAAGCAGTATCTTATACATTTAGTTTGTATTATACTCCTAAGGATCAAGATCCGGTTGTACTCAATGCTAATCTGCTGACAGTAAATTTGAAACCTTCTGTTAAGGTTGCTGGTACAATTACAGCTCCGGAAGAAGAAGCCCGTACAATTACCAAAACTAAATTGACTGATACGTATGACTTGTCTACAAACTTCACTTGGAAAGAATTTAGAGGTGTGACAATATGGCCGACATTTGCTGTTGCAAGCGGTGGTGCTACAACGAATCCTGCAACTGTAGAGGGTGCATTGGCTATTTATAGCGGCTCAGTGAAATATATCGTTGCAGAGGAAAGCCGTGCTACTTTCTTGAATTGTTTCAATACAGAAGGCTACACTGCTGAAACAGGTGAAATAGCTGCTGCTAATAAGACTATTCAGTTGAATGATGTTATCAGAGCACAAGAAGGTGCAATCGTTAATCCTATTACAGTGAAAATTAAAGTGATAGCTACTACAGCTTGGGGAGCACCGGAGAATGCTGAAACAGAATTGACTATTACATATCCGGAAGGTTCAACTAAATAATTAAATATTTAGAAACCAGGATATCGACAAACTTCATTGATATCTCTCGTCATTCGCTTATTCCCATTATGGACTTATCGGAGCGGGAGATATCTTTGAATTAATAATTCAAGTTTCGTAAGTGCTGCATTCCGCATGGATTGTACTGCATGGATTATACTGCTGAGAAATATTCCGCTGAGAATTATACCGCAGGGAATTATACCGCAGGCTTCCCCTCCTTTTGGGAAGGAGGGGTGCCCAAAGGGCGGGGTGGTAGGTAGAGATAAGGTATATTCCTTATTTCTTTTAAAAAGGTAAACTCATTATTTTTCCTACCACCTCCCCCTACGGGGACTCCTCCTTCCCGAAGGAGGAGAAGCTATGCAGGATACTTGCGAAACTTGAATCAACAAGATAAACCCTTCTTCACCCTCGTGGTGAAGAAAACTCCGAGGAGCACCAGTACGAAGTCATTCGCTTGTGAAAGTCAATTCTTCCATGCTGTGTTTCTTAAGAAAAGGGATGTCTTCCTAATAATTTCCCACTGGCATCCCTTTTATTTACTCTTAATGCATTTCCCTTATTGTGCCGGCCGTAATGCCGGTCATAATTTCCCCTATGAAAAGGGAGATGTCTTGAGGATATAGAAAGCCCGGGCTTGCGAAAGTCCGGGCTTTTCAATACTTACTCTTCGCTCCAACACTTTTCGGCGTCGAAGCAAGGACAAGCCTTGATCCATTCCTCCGGTTCAATCTCACCGTTGCCGTTGAGGTCGGGACTCAGGTCACGATGTCCGCAGACACGACATCCGGGATAATCCCTCAATAACGTCAGGATAAGCACACGCAAAGAATGTTTCTGCCACGGTGTCCGGGTATCTTTGGGATGTCCCTCGCTGTCCAGACCGCCCTCATAGCAGATACCGATACTTTCACTGTTGAAGCCACGGGCGTGCGCACCGATGCGTTCGAGAGGACGGGTCGATTTGATGTCCCCATTCTTGCGAATATAAAAATGATACCCCACACCGTTGAAACCACGACGACGGTGGCAAACGTCCAGGTCGTGCTCGGTGAAACTCTTGTCCTCACGAGTGGCGGAACAGTGGACAACGATCAGACTGATAGCTCTCATGCGTTGCCGTTATTTCGTTGGATACACTCTTTATTGACGCATTGCAGGGCAATAGCTTCCGACAACTTACCTTTCAGCGAAAAGATTTCGGAATGCATCTCCTTCACACGGTCGCTCAGGTTGAAATAATCCTTCAATACCTTCTCAAGCTGCTGCATGAGGAAATTGTACTGCTCTTTCACTAATTCGCTGAATTCTTTGACTTCCTGCATCATCTGTTGACGCTTCTTGCGACCTCCGAAAAAAGGAAGGACGGTCATGATAATATCAATGATTTTGTCTAACATCTTATTTAATTAAAAATTGAATATTGAAAGTTGAAGATTGAAAACAGAAACCGCATGGCGTGGAACCGTAGAAGTCGGCTCCTGAAGCCATGCGGAACTGTTTTTCGGGTTTTATACTGACGGGTCCGGTGTCACTCCGCCTCCGCCCGGTTTCTCCTCACCCGAACCTCCGGAGCCGCTACCCGAACCACCCTCGTCCGGATCGCTGCCGTCGCCTTTACCACCCAATGCGAACACCACATTATTATCGCTCTGCGTGCTCGTGTGGCTCGAATTGATTAACTTCAGCGCCTTATCGGCAACGAAACGGACATTGACACGGCGGATACTGCGTACCGTGCAATCCTTCTTCACCTCCGTACCGTCACTGGTCAAGGTGATATGAAACGTTCCCAACCCGTCGATTTTCACTTTATCGCCCTGAGTAAGCGACAACCGCAACTGCTCCACAAATGCTTCAATGGTATGCTTCACATCACCTGCCGTAAGCGACGACTTGCTTTCAATGGCGGCAGCCATTGTATCGACATCCATGACTCTTACATTGCCGGCTTTCTGGCGAATGTAATACAACATCGGAGCATCCTCCTGATTCACATACTTCCTACGCTGATAGCGTTCTACTAATACATCCATAAAATTAAAAAGTTAAGGTTTAGATAAATAATTCTATAATCTCTTTCTGATACTACAAATATACAAAATCCAAGAGGCGAAGTCAAGTAATCAACCGTTTATTTTCTCTATATTTATAAAATAATTTGGCAGATATAATAGTTGATAATCTATTATTTACTGTTATATTATTTATATAAATAACCAAAACTATTTGGCGTATTTATTCAAATATTCCATTGGAGGAACATAGTCATAAAATTTTGTAATAGACTGATTATGTCCGAAATACACATTTCCCGTCTCCCCGTTACGTTGCTTGGCAACGATAGCCACACCCAGTCCCTCTGTCGGGTAACCGCTTTCGCGGTCGGTCGGAATATGCAGCATAGCCGGTCGGTAAAGGAGTATAACGATGTCCGCATCCTGTTCGATTGCTCCGCTTTCGCGCAGGTGTGCCAGTTCCGGACGACCTCCGGGACGGTTCTCCGATTCACGGTTCAACTGGCTCAGCAGCACGACGGGGATATGCAACTCCTTTGCCAGCAACTTCGCTTTGCGGGTGGCTTGTGCCACCTCCTGTTCCCGGTTCCGGTTGACCTGCTTGGTGCTCATGTCGCAAAGTTGCAGGTAGTCGATGATAATCATGTCACACTGCTTGCGGCTTTTCAGCAGCCGTGCGCTCGAACGGATGTGATCCATGCTGACGGAAGAACTGTCGTCCACGTAGATAGGCAGTTGTGCCAGTCCCGAGGCGGTGGTGCGTGCCTCCGCTACCTCTTGGGGATTGGGAATCCCGTTGCGCCACCGGTACGGGTTGATGTTGCAGGCGGCCATTAGCCAACGGTCCCCAAGGCGTTCGCCCTGCATTTCGAGACTGTACACGGCTACTGCGCTCCCCGCCAGAGCCGCACGGCGTGCCAGGTGGAGGGCGAAGGCCGTTTTGCCTACCGAGGGACGGGCGGCGATAACGATGAGGTCATTGTCCTGTAAGCCACCTGTTTTCTTGTCCAGTTCCGTCAGACCGGTGGGAATGCCGGTGACACCGTTCACGCTCTTGGCGATGCGCCTTTCGGCTTCTTCCATTGTGTCCGCCATAAGGGTTTCCATGTCGCGGATGTGGGCGTTGTGGCCGGATTCACCTTCGAGACGGTCGAGGAGGTTGTGGGCGTCTATGAGAGTGTCGTCGATGTCGATCGTCTCGTCCATGGCACAGGTGAGCAGCTTGTTGAAGCCGACGACCATTTCGCGTGCCAGGTATTTCTGGTGAATGATTTGCGCGTGATATTCGATATGTGCGGAGGAGGCGACTTTGCTGCTCAGTTGCACAATGGCATACGGTCCGCCTATCGCATCCAGATTTCCGCGACGGGCGAGTTCTTCCTTGACGGTCAGTATGTCGATCTTCTTGCCGGCATGATACATCGCCATGAGGGCGGCGAAGATCAGTTGGTGGTGGTCGTCGTAGAACATTTCAGGGCGTAACTTGTCCGCTATGAGCGGCAACGCTTCCTGCTCTATCAGGCAGGCGCCTATGACGGCTTCTTCGAGTTCGGGTGCGTGTGGTTGCATATTCTTTGTCTTTTTAGTCCATATATTCGTTCAGAAAAGCCTTGTCTTTCAGGTAAGTGGAAGCGTGGGCGATGAAGCGGGTGTCGTTGGTGTGGTAGTAGACGTCCTCGATGCGGTCTATTGCCAGTTGTTGTTCCTCGCGGGTGAGCTTGTTCCATTCGCGGCGGCCGCGGGCGACGTTGACTTTCGGCTTCCGCATCACGGTGTGGTATTTGTCCCAGAAACGGTCGAAGTCTGTGGAGATTTCTTCCTTTCGGGCGTCTTTGGCTTCCGAAGGGATACGTCCGGTCCAAAGATCAAAGTTGGTGATACGGATATGGAGTATCTTTTCCTGATGAGGGATGAGGTCTATAATGCCTCCTTTGGCCAGTCGTTGAAAGAAACGGGTGGTTTTGGGGCGTGTCCAGCCGAAAATATTGCTCCAGTGGTGATAGCTGATAAGGGAGTCACCGCGTTTGCATAGAATGATTGTCCCGTTGATGTCGTATGGCACGTCGGAATAATTGGTGTGTGCCAGGATTTGGAGAAATGCTTCTGTCTCTCCGGCAGCGCCGTCGGTTGCTTGTCTGTTTAGTAATGCCCGGGGGATAGTGATGTAACCTTGTTTGAGAGATGATGTAGTTAATTGTTTCATGAATTGAAATGGTTTATTGTTTTACACTCGTTGTTGAATGCGGTGTAAATATAAGGCGATATTTCCCGTCGGCAAAATAGCGTTGGACGCTGTTGGCGGATATGGACGGCGGTGTAGTATTTGGACGGAAAGAGCCGGTAATAAATTGTCGGTGTTGATAGGGAAGGAGAGAAAAACGAGGATTCTGCCCGGTCAAGGCAGAACCTTCGTTTCAGTGAAACAGAGCCTTTATTTCGGTGAAACAGAGGCTCTGTTTAGGGGAAATAGAGCCTTTGTTTAGGGAAAATAGAGGCTCTGTTTTCGGGACTGTGACCGTGCCACCAACCGTGCCGCCCTCTTTGTGATGATAACCGTTTGTATATGAGGGTTTTGCACGGGTGCTGAAAAACGGGGCGTGCCACGAACCGTGCATATATAAATAAAAATATATATTATTCTATATTATATAGTTCGCTCAACTCATTTTTTCCGTGTTTTGCCTACTTCTGGTTTTCCGGTGTTTCGTCATGACCGCGCAGCTTAATCTCGGGAGGTCCCCAGGTGGTGAAAAGTATGCACTGTTGTTTGGGGCTGAGGCGTGCGGTCTTGTGGGTGTAGTGCGTAGGCTTTAAGTCCGCGAGCAATTGCGCGTCGTTCTCTATGTCATGGCGCATTCTTTTGATTGCAGCGTCAGTGCTGGTGTACTCCGGAAAGTATTCTACTGCTGCTATGGAGAAAGATTTGAAACCTTTAATACTCCATTCGTCCTCATCGTCAATCTCTTTGACTTTTTTCAT